CGGAGCGCGGCGAGCGGCAGGTCGGCGAACGGAACGCCGCGGCCGTCGGCCGGAAAAACACTTGAACTGCTTTTCGCGTCGCCGGCCCACGGGCGGGCGGCCTTGCGCGCCTCGCCCATCCCGGCGTCGGAGTAGGGGCGGCGCTGCCGGCCGCCGACGGTCGCGAGCCGGTCGAGGACCTCGCCAGCGACGTCACGGACGAGCCTGACCTGCAGCTCGCGCCGGGCGGGCGGGACGAGGATGCCCTGCCGCTTGCGCCGCTTGCACTCGCGGACGTAGTCCTCGGCTTCGTCGGCGGTGTCGAACGTCTCGGGGGGGAAGCCGCGCACGCGGCCGCGGAAACGGTTGCCGTGGCGGTCGACGCCACGAGGGAGAGTGGTAGAGGACACTCTGAGCCTCCTAGAGGTGAGTTGTAGAGGAGCGCTCATTCTAGGCGGTCGTTGCGTCGCTCGAGCCACGCCTCGACCCATTCGGGCCGGATGCGGACGCGGCCGCGGCTGCCGACGGCGTGCAGCTCGCCGGCACGGAGCGCGCGCTTGATCGTCGAGAGGCTGAGGCGGGCGTAGTCGGCTGCCTCCTGCCGGGTGAGATACACGGGTTGCTGCACGAAGGTCACGTGCGGCTCCGGGCGTCGCGGCGTCTCTCTTGCCAGTTCGGCGCGCCGCGGCCGACCATCAGCCAGATGTGGTCGCAGCCGAGCGCCTCCGCGAAGCGGCTCACGACGCGGATCTGCGGCTGCGCGACCGCGCCCGGCGTCTCGTAGCGGCGGACGGTCGTGTCGCTCAGGTAGCCGGCGGCGCGCGCGAGCTGGAGCCGTGACAGCCTCCGGTAGAGCCGGGCGTATTCCAGCCGTGCCCCGAGCGTCTCGAGCCTGACGAGCGTTCCAGTGTCCTCTACTTGGATTACGACATCGCGGCGAGCCATCAGGTCGCGTAGGCTCGACCCGGCTCGCCGACCTTGCAACTCGCGCTTGCCGCTCTCAGCGGCTTTCGTGGCGGAAACTGGCGGCGTCTGGCGCATTCTGGCGACCTTCCGCCACCCGGTCTGCGCTGCCTGTGGGTCACGTGCCATATCCCCCTCCCACTGACCCCTGACCGACTGCGCCGCAGTCCGTCGTCCATGTCCGCCGCCTCCGTCCGCCACAGAAAGGCGACGCTCACCGTATGGTACTTTGGTCAGCCAGCTATGTCATTGTGGGCCGGAAGCGACGCCACTATCGTCGTGGCAGAGATGCCTGCCCCGAACGACCTTACGGATGAAGCTGTCGTGCGGTTCATGCAAGTCGTGATGGGCGAACTCGGCACCTCGACAGCCGGCCAGCTCGCAAACCTGCTCGCCCGTGACGGCTTCATCGAGGCTACGCAGGCGCGGAAGGTCAACCGGTGGGTCGCAGGCACGAGTGCACCCGACCACCACGCAACCGTCTACCTGCTCCAGAAGGCCGATCTGCTGAAGAAGCAGATCACCTAAGGCCCCGATGACAAGACGTGCACGCCGAGAGCGGGTCCTTGCACGTGCGGGCGGGCGATGTCAGTGCGAAGGCGCGTGCGGTGGCCACGACGGCCGGTGCCCGACAGCGATCACGATCGAGACCTTCCATGAGTCTCACCTTCGCGCTCGAGCGCACGGCGGGATCGACGACGAGTCGAATCTGGAGGCGTGGTGCTCGCGCTGCAACCTGATTCTTGGCGCGCGGGATGTGCGCGACCCGCGGCTCATGCCGCGCCAGTGGCAACTGCGTGAGATCGACCGCGTAGTCGACGCGATCGTTCGGAGGGGCGCTGCCACGCTTTCGGCCGCGCCCGGCGCCGGCAAGACGATCTTCGCGTCTCTCGTGTTCGAGACGCTGCGGGACATGGGCCTGGTCGAGCGCATGGTCGTGCTCGTGCCGCGCCGCGGCCTCGGCAAACAGTGGGCGGCCGCGCTCGGATCTGCCCGACACGTCGACTTGAAGCCGCACTCGGCCGTCGAGCGGCCGGGTCAACACGGGGTCGTCGTCACCTATCAGTCGTTGGCGAACCGGGACATGCTCGAAGCTCACATGACGCAGGTCCACAGAACCCCGACTCTGCTCGTGCTCGACGAGCCTCATCATCTTGGCCAGGATCCCGAGAAGGGGCACAAGGCCTGGGCTCGCGCCGTCGCCGAGCTCGCCGGCGATGTCGAGACAGGCGATATCCGCGTCGCCGGCATCCTCAACGTCTCGGGAACGCTCTGGCGGTCGCAGCCGCGGGAGCGGATCTCGACCGTCCGTTACTCCGCACCCGACGACGAGGGGAAGATCACGTCGCTCGTGGACGCGACCGTGACGGTCGAGGAGCTGATCCTCGCCGGCCAGCTGCGCTCAGTCGATCTCTACCGGCTCGACGCGAAGGTTCGTGTTGCGGACTACGCCGAGCTCACGTTCGTCGAGGGCAACCTGAGCGACCTCGACGAGAAGCCCGCCCGTGCGGCGGTGCGTGAACTCGCGACGATCGACGAGTGGCTGGAAGCCTTCGTGAGCTCCGTCCTCGATCTCCTCGAGAAGGCGCATCGGGCACTCGGCGCATATCACGCGAAAGCGCTGATTGTGGCGGCGAGCCAGGATCAGGCAACGGCTTTTCGTGACGAGGTCAACAGGCAGATGCGTGAGCGCGGTCGGCAGCCGCTCGCCGTGCTCGCCGTCAGTCGTGAGGACGACGCCCAGGCCGCGCTCGAGCACTTCCGCAACCAGAAGCGACCAGGAGTGCTCTGCACCGTGGACATGGCCGGCGAGGGATACGACTGCCCGGAGATCGCGGTCGTCGGCTACGCGTCGAACAAGCTCACCTCGCTTTACGTCCGTCAGGTGACCGCCCGGGCGATGCGCGTGACCGACCGCGAGCGCGAGCTCGGGTACGTGCTGCCCGCCATGGTCGTGCTGCCCGACTCGCCCGCCCTGGTGAGAGAGCTCGTCTTGTATATGGCCCCTTACACGCACGAGATCCTGCACGAGGACGAGCCGCAGGTCGTTCGTCGCGAGGGCGAGCAGGAGTGGGTCTCGCGGCCGCTGATGCGCCGGTTCGTTCTCACTGATGCCGAGAGGGGCGAGGAGACGGTGACCGTCGCGTACGCCGACGGCTCTCACGAGGACATGGACGCTGCGATCGCGGCGATGCTCGAGCCGCACCTCAGGCAGGCGAACGTGCCCGAGGTTTTCCATCCGCGGATCATCATCAGCGGTCAGCGCACGATCCGCGACCTGCTGCAGGCTCGCCCGTTCGACACAGTCGCTCCTGACGCCGAGGTCCAGGACGCGGGCGTCGCGACGGTGAGGGCGACGATTGAGGAGGAGGCGACGATCCTGATGACGCAGCTGAACCAGCTGGACCGCCGCTGGGCCGCTCTCGCGCGGAAAGACCCGTCTCTCACGCCGATCCAGCAGTACGTCCATCTGGTCAACAGCGCCGGGGCGATTCCTAACGGCAAGCGCGGTACTGCGGGCACCGCGCAGCTCACGCGCTCGCTCGACTACGCGAAGCGTTTCCATCAGAGGGGCGAGCCGCCGCTGTGAGCGAGCCGTTCCTCGACGAGGCTGGCGAGAAGGTCGTCCGTTTCATGGGGGAGGCGCGCAACCTCTCACGCCTCGGCGAGCTCACCGACGAGGTCGTCGCGATCGCGGAGTCGGGTGCGTGGCGCACGTATCGAACCGCGCTCGGCACGGAGAGATGGCTGGAGTGCGAGCTCGACTATTTCCTGATCAGTTGCGATCTCAGCCACGAGGACGTCTCTCGGGTGCTCGCTTACACACGGAAGGGCGGTGACCTTGCCGCGATGATGGATCGGGAAGCGAACAGCGGCAGGAGACGAACGCTCGCGCAGGCGTCGGAGGCCTGGCGCGCACCGACACCGGAAACGCTTCTGGAGCGGGCGAGGCGTCTCGGTTGGACACGCGGCGAGACCGAGGAGCTGCGCAGCCCGCCGCTCTCCCCCCGCGTCCGCGCCAGACAGGCCCACGGCGGCTCGCTCGAAGAGAACGCCCGCAACGAACGTGCCCGACGGATCTCCGCGCGGCGACGGCGTGAGCTCGACGTCCTCGCGCGCCGCACCCAAGCGGACGTGGTCGGGCCGGACGAGCTCCGTTACCTCGTCGACCAGCTGGGCAAGCTCGTCGCACGTGGCCCCGGACGACCTGCCGGGGACCATGAGCAGTGGGCGAAAGACGTCGCCGAGTTCGGCGGCGACACGGGGAAGCTCGCCGAACGATGGGGTGTGTCAGACCGCGCAGCCCGAAAGCGCAAAGCGGAACTAAAATCGCGCAATATGTTCCGCACAACGTCATGAAGCGCCGTGAGCCGGCCCCGGCCGACCGGGAGGCTAGCCAGCCGGAGAATCCTCCGAACGGGTCATCCGCTTCACCCGACTTGCGTAGTACAATAAGTGGGTGAGGGTTCATGAATCAGCGCGCAGACACGGCATCCCTGACGAGGACATCCAACACGCCGTTGAGCATCCGCTCGTCGTTCTCGACCTCGGCGATGACCAACGGTTCCTGCATCTCGGGTTCGACCGGCAGGCGCGCGTGCTCGAAGTCGTCGTGCTCTGGCCCGCCGAAGACGAGGAGGAACCGATTGCTATCCACGCCATGCCGATCCGCAGGAGCTACCTGCACCTGCTGCCATGACTGAGAAGAGGAAGACCTACGGGCACATGAGGGACGGCCGGCCGATCACCGACGAGCTGATCCAGGAGCTCGCCGACGAGGCCGAGGGCGGCTACGACCCGGAGTCGCTTCGCCCGCGCGGGCGTCCGTCGCTGAGCGGCGAGGGGCCTTCGCCTGTCGTCCAGGTTCGCCTCGACCGGGCTCTGCGTAGCCGTCTGGATGAGGTCGCTGAGCGTGAGCAGGCGACGCCGAGCGAGATCGTCCGCCGCGCGCTCAACGCCTATCTGCCGAGCTGAGCCAAGTGCCGCCGGCTACGGCGTAAGGGTGATCGCCGAGTGGCAGTAGCGCCGTCCGCGCCGGTGCTACTGCCAGCCGGGCGGGTCGGGCGGCTCGAGCTCCTGGGTGTCCTCGAGCTCGGGCGGCGGCTCGGGCTCGTCGTCGTAGCGGTCGCGCTCGACGAAGAACCCGTAGCGCGTCCGGCGCACGTCCCGGTCGCGGCTGAGCAGCCGGACGCCGAGGCCGATCGCGATCACGACGACGACCGCGAGCACGAGTATGACGCGGAAGTCGAGCTCCGCCAGGATCACTTGCCGTTGCCGGGCGGGAGCGAGACGACGATGATCGCGATCGCGCCGACGATGCCGAGCACCGCGAGCAGGTCGCTACTCGTGTCGCGGTTGAGGACGAGCACGATCACCGCGAGCGTGAGCGCGGCGACGCCGCACAGGATCAAGTAGACCTGCCGCCGGAGCGGGCTCACCGGCGGTCACTCTCGTGCGAGCGCCCAGCGCTCGTCGTCCCACCAGCGGTCCGGGATCGCGTCCGGGACGTCGGGTCGTTCGCCCTTCTTGCCGGCGAGGTACCAGTCCAGCCAGTCGCGCTCGTCGCCGGTCATCCCGTACCGGCCGCCGATGCGCGCGATCTCGTCGTTGGCGTCCCACGCCCACTCCGGGATCGTCGTCGGGACGCCGGCCGGCCGCTTGGCCGCGTCGCGGTCGGTCGTGAGATACCAGTTCGACCACTGCCAATACCATTCGGGGTAGCCCATCTCGTCGTCGCCTCCTCCTCCTCGCGCCATGTCTAGGACGTCGTCGATCGGGAACCCGCCGCCGCAGTCCCAGTGGCCGCCACCCATCGCACCGAGGTCGTTGTGCTGGCAGACGCCGCGGCCGGAGCCCTGCGCTTCCGCGGCGGTGAGCTTCTCGATCGGGATCCCGAAGTAGGCGGCCTCCTCGGCGATCCAGCGGGCCGTGTTTTCGAGCATGTCCGGGTGGCGGCTCCACTCGTCGGGCGACCACTCCGCGAACGCGCACAGCTCGACCTGCACCGCGACCGGGTTCGCGTTCGCTGCCGTCCACGCCTTGTTCGGCCGCTTGACGTACTCCGCGATCGTGCCGGGCGTGTCGTCGATCCCGACGTGCGACGACACGCCGCTCGACGACGACGCGAAGAAGTTGCCCAGCTCCTCGATCGTGCGGGCACCCTCGGCGGTGTGCAAAACGATCAGGCGAACGGTCGCGCCGCCGCGGCTGGAGTAGTTCGGGCTCGGGATCGGCTTCCGCGTCAGCGCCGCCACGGCCACTCCCGGCTGCCGTCGTCGTCTCGGCGGGCCCACGGCTCGGCCGGCTCCTCCTCCGCGTCGGGGCGCGGAGGAGGCCACTCGACCTCGCGCTTGTCAAGGTCGCGCTCGGGCTCAGTCGGAGTCGACATCGTCGTCGTCGTCGTCGGGCTCGGTCGGCTCGATCGTCGTCTCGTCGGGCTCGGGCTCGGGCTCGCCGGGCGGGCCGATCGGGTTGGGCGCGGTCGGCGGATCAGTCGTCGGTGTCTCCACGGGTGACCTCCTTCGGTTGTCGGGCGGTGGTTACTCGGGCGTCGTCGGCGTCGGCGTCGGCGGCGGCGGCGTCGTCGGCGGCCCGCTGATTCCGCCGGCATGGCCGGCGGCGGTGATCGTGACGGAGACGAGGTCTTTGGCGGGGTCGCCGCCGGCGGTCGTGAGGAACTCGTCCCTCACGGCCGCCGGCGGTCGTGAGGAACTCGTCGGCGAGCTGCTGCGCCGACTTCGCGAGCGGGTCGTCGCCCGCCCCGAGCGTGATCGCCACCGTCATGTTCATGACACCCTCGTCGGCTGAACTTCCATCCACGCACTCTGGAAAATGGTGTTAATCACGGCATTCACGGAGGCTCGCATATCGACAACTTGCCCAGCGGTAGCCGCGACCGGGAAAGCGACGGACGAAACTACCGCCCGTGCGTTCGCTGCCGAGGGCACAAACAACGCTCCGTAGCCGATGAGCAAACCGGCCAAATAGGGTTGGAAAACTCCCTGATAGGCCCCGGAGAACGGGTCGCTGATTGATATATCGCAGCCGTACAGAAACATATATTCGCCGTTACGCGGAACCGTGAACTTCGGCGAACCCGCTAGCACGATGGGAGTGGCCGAGTTTGTGGTGAGGCTGCCGCCCGCGAGGAGCGCAGGATGCCCCCCGACGAACTCCCACTTGTACGTTGCCGTCGAGCCGGCGTTGTAACGGAACCGCCATTTGTAGGTCGGGGTCGTCGCCGAGTCGACGAGCACGAACTCTTGCCCGTCGGTCGGGCTCGCCGGAAGCGTCGTGCCGTAGCCGGGAACGGCCTGCGGCGGGAGATCGGCAGCGGCGATCGTGCTCCAAACGGCGGCGCCGCCAACGCCCTTGAGCCACGACCCGTTCACGACCGCCGGCACCGCGGCCGTCGTGATCGCCGCTTCGGTGTCGAGGGCGAGGTTGTGCATGTCGGTCGGGACGTCGGCGGGATCGGTCGCGACCGGGTAGCGCAGCGCGTACTTCGGTGTCGTAGCTCCCATCGGCCCTCCTCTCAGCCGGGCTCGTCGTTTGCGAGCGCGATGTAGTCGTGGTAGGTGGACGCGACGAGCGCGTAGGTCGCGTAGCCGTCCTTCACGCTCTGGTAGTCCTGGCCGGCCGCCGTCCGGTACTGAAGGATGATCCCGCCGGGCTTCTGCGCGATGAGCGCGTTGAGCGTCGCGGTCGGGTCGGGCGTCTGCGCGGTGTAGGTGATGACGGTTAGGCAGTAGGCGACCTCGGGCGGGTTCGGGTAGCCCATCTCGGCGCCGTCGCGCTCGCGGAACACGACGGTCTTGGCGCCGGTGAGCGTCGCCTGGGCGGCGCCGACGAGCGCGGCGCGGGTGCCGCGGCGGAACCCGTCGGTTGACTTGACGCGGGCGCGCTGCGCGTCCGCGTCGGAGCCGGGGAGCACGCGCACGCCGGCGAACTGGCCGAGCCACGGCAGCGCCTCGTTCGGGCAGCGGTCGGCGTCCATCAGCAGCGACCAGCCGGGCCCGTCGGCGGTGTCGCGAACCCAGTCCTCGACGAGCTGGTACATGACGCCGATCGCGTTGTGGAGGATCAGCAGCGACCAGCCGGCGTCCGGGTCGAGCTGCGCGAGCGGCGCGAGCATCCCGTAGAGGCGGGCGGCGAACGTGTCGGGCGCCAGTGCGGTCGGCGGGTCGGGCAGGTCGCGCACCGACCCGGACAGCGGGAGCCGGTGCAGGTCCGGGTAGCTGCGGGGGAGCGCGCTCATGTCTCGGCGTGCGCCGCCCCGGTGATCGCGCCCGGCTCGGTGAGTGGGGCGACGCCGGCGAGCGCGACGTCGGCCTGGCCCTGTGCGCCGCCGCCGGCGGCGAGCGCGAGCGTGTTGATGTAGTGGACGCCGTCGACGCGGTTGACCTGCTCGGCGACTTCGAGGTAGCGGACGCTGGTGATGTTGATCCAGCTTCGCGCTGACGTGTCGCCGTAGGGCGGCAGCCCCCAGTTGCCCGGCGACAGGTAGCTCTGGAGCTGCGCGGTGACGCGGGCGGCGACGTCGGCCGGGTCGTAGCCCGGGTAGCTCTGCACGTCGAAGCTGGCATCGATCGTCGTGTAGGTCGGGTCGAGCACGAACACGAGGAAGTTCGCCTCGCGCGCCTGCTGGAGCAGGTCGTCGACGGCCTGCTTGTCGGTCGGTGTCAGCGGCTGCCCGCCGGGGTCGCAGACGACGACCGACACGCAGCGCGGACAGTTCGTGTCGACGGGCGGCCCTGGGTTGTAGAGGTCGACGGCGACGGCGCGGGCGACCGCGGGGATCGACCGCTGCGCGAGCACCGCGAAGTCCTGCGGCAGGATCGGCCGCGGCGTCAGCAGCGTCAGCAGCGCCGAGAGCCGGGAGAGGTAGGCGTCGGTCGTCTCGGCGTCCTGGCCGCCCGACGTCGGCGAGTTGAGCGTGACGCCGGAGACGAACTGGAGCTGGTCGATCACCGCGACGGTGCCGGTGAGACCGGTCGCGGCGGCGCCGGCTTCGAGCGCGCGGCAGTCGACGCCGCTGACGGTCGTCTGCCCGGCCGGGATCACGAGGTCGGCGTCGAGCGCGAAGGCGTAGCCCGTCTGCGACGCCGGCGGCGTGACCGCGATCACGGTGCCCGCCTGCACGGTGTAGCCGGCCGCGTCGACCATCGTCCACGACGTCAGCGCGACCGCCTGCACCGCCGCGTAGGGCGGCAGCGCGAGGATCGACGCGCCGTAGTAGCCGAAGATCGCATCGGGCACGAGCGCGACGAGCGAGCGCAGCTCGCCGGCGATCTGCGCGAGCGCCTCGACGAGCCAGGTCTCCAGGTTGCCGTCGGCCGGCAGCCACCCGGGCACCTGGGCCTGCAGGTAGTCGAACGCTTCGCCGGCGAGGTCGACGGGCTCGGTGTCGACGGGCACGGGGATGTAGCTCGACATCGGGGTTACGCCTCCGATCTGATCTGGACGTAGGTCTCGACGTGCGCGACCAGCTCGTCGATCGCGTCGGGTCGCCCGTCGAGCACCGCGGCGGCGCGGGGCTCCCAGGTCTCGACCGCGCCGCGGATCTCGTCGAGGTCGGGGCTCGGCATCGAGAAGGTCGGGTCGGGCAGCCCGAACGCGGGCAGCTCAACGCGGAAGCCGACCGGGCAGACGAGCACGGCGTAGACGCAGTCGGCGATCTCGTCGAGCGAGTCCTGCTCGGACACGGCGGCCTGCGGGTTCGCGAACCGGAACGGCAACGCGAAATGCGGAACGACCGTCACGCTGACCGTTCGGGTTCGGGCGGTGGCAGCTCGATCGGCGGCCCGGCCGGCGGCGGGATCGGGACGGCCTGCATCGTCCCGGAACACTCGGCGCAGCAATAGACGAACTGCTCGGTTGGTGAGCCGTACACCTCCCGGTTCACGAACATCCAGCCCGCCCGGTCTGTCGGGTCGCGTGTATTGCCGGGACAGGCGCTGTTGTCGCAAACGATGTGAAGCACGATTGCTTGTTCAACTGGCATTGACTCCTCCGTTTTGACGGGCGAGTAGATCATTCTCGAACGTGTCCGCGAACCGGCGAAGCCCCTCGATCCCGAACACCGAAACCGGCTGTTCCGGTTGTAGCTCCTGCACGACCATGCCCTCGTCGTCGACCTCCTGCACGACAGGAACGACCAAGAACTTGTACGGCCGATAGCTCATCAGTTCGCAACCCTCAACATCCTGAATCCCGATCCGCCAGAATCAGCAGCACCGGTCAAGACCTGTCGCGACCCCACCCCATTGATGAAGAGAACGAGAGTTGAATACGTTGCCGCTCCGGAATCTTTGGCGATCTCAAACCCACCATCGGTCTTAAGCGAGTTCGCCGCCGAGCGATAAAGGGTCGTGTCGAGCGCCGAGCCGAAATAGAGCTTCCCGGTATCAGCGTTACAGACCGCAAGGCTCGAACCGACGTAAAGAACGCCATCAGTCCTGAGAGAGTTCGGGCCGTTGCGGTACAGCTTTGTATCCCAGGAGTTGTTGGTGCCGAACTGAATCGCCGCCGCCATGCCGCCCATGTAGCCGAGCACGACCTCGTACCCAGCCGGTGCCCCCTGGTTCTGCGAGTTCGCGCGCACGTAGCTGGAAGCGTTGATGGATCCGTCTGTCGCCAGTGAGATCGCAGCAGCCCCGACGTAGAGACCGCCGTCCGTTTTCAGAGAGTTCGCCGCCGCTCGATAGAGATTCGTGTCGCCTGGCGCGATCGTGCCGTTGCCCCACACGATCCTGCCGCTGCCGAGCAGGGCGATCGTCTCGTAACCAGTCGTGTAGACACCGAGCCCTATCGCGCTCGCGCTTGTCGCGACGCCCCACAGGCCCTGATTGGCAGTAAAGAATCCAGCCGTTTCCAAATCACCGGGGCCGTTGCGGTAGAGATTTGTGTCTTGAGCAGCGTTACCCGGCCCCCAATTGTGTGAGCCATCGCCAGTGAAATTAAATCGTGCATATGTGTCAGTCGAGACAAAAGTTGTAAATGCTGGACTAGCAGCAGAATCTTCGTACGCTCGAATCGCTCCACGCTGTGTTGGTGTACCGAGTCCGAGCACATTGGCGGCAACGCGATAGAGAGTCACGTCGGGCGCCGCGGTGCCTCCATTACCCCAAATAATTTGGCCGCTACCCAGAAGTTGGAAGTCGGGCTGAGTGTCGGCGGCGAGCAACTTGTTTGCGACAAGTCTGATTCCGGCGACGACGACCGAGTCTTTGTCGACCTTGAGCGGGTCGTTGGTGGCCGGGCCAGCAGGGCCTTGCGGGCCGGTCGGGCCGGTCGCGCCCGCCGGGCCCTGGGCGCCGGCGGGGCCCTGCGGGCCGGGGACGGTGCTGGCGGCGCCGGCGGGCCCTTGCGGCCCTGTCGCTCCCGTCGCGCCGGTGTCGCCCTTCACGCCCTGGGCGCCTGTCGCGCCGGTCGGGCCGGCGGGGCCCGTCGGGCCGGGAACGGTGCTGTCGGCGCCCTTCGGGCCCTGCGGCCCTTGCGGCCCTGTCGCGCCCTGCGCGCCGGTCGCTCCGGTGTTGCCGGTGGCGCCGGTCGGGCCGGCGGGGCCGCGGATCGCGAGGTCGGCCCAGCCGGTCGACGTGCGGACGCGGATCGCGCGCGGCGGGTCGATCGTCGCGGTGGTGGTCGGCTCGTCGCTCATCCCCGCACCCGCCGAACAAGCTCAAGCGCCGTCGCGATCCGCTCAAGCGCCTCGACCGCCCGCTCCTCAAGCACCAGCTCCCGCAGCCGCTCCCGCTCGTCCTCGACGAGCCGAGCCCAGCGCTCGACGCTGATGCAGCCGAGGTAGACGCCGTCGGGCCCATGAACGACCGCCATCCCCTCGCGCGGCTCGACGAGCTGCTCTAGCTCGTCGGTGGTCGGGTCGCGGTCGTCGGTCATGTGAGGTCGTCGTAGACGAGGGGCGGGTAGAGCGCGATCGACGTCGGCGGCGGGTCGCTCGTGATCCAGATCGAGCCGACGACGGCGCCGACCGGCTCGGCCGCCTGCTCGTAGACGGCGACGACGCCGGGCGCGCCCTGCGGGCCCGGCGGCCCGGTCGCGCCGGTCGGCCCGGCCGGGCCTTGAGCCCCGGTCGCGCCTTGCGGGCCGGTAGCGCCCGGAGGCCCTTGCGAGCCCGTCGCGCCCGTGTCGCCCTTCGGCCCTTGCGGGCCGGTCGCGCCGGCGGCGCCCGGGTCGCCCTTCGGGCCTTGCGGCCCCGTCGCCCCGGTCGAGCCCTGCGGCCCGGGCGGCCCCGTCGCGCCTGTAGCGCCCGCCGGGCCGGCCGGCCCCTGCGGCCCTTCCGGGCCCGCGGGGCCGGGCTCGCCGGCGGCGTAGACGGGCGCGGTCGTCAGCGCCCACGGCGTCTGGTCGTCCTCGGTCAGCACCAGCAGGCACTCGTCGCCCTGCGCCGGCAGCCCGTTCGACGGCACCCAGCGGCACGGCCCCCAGTGCTGCCGCGACCCGTCGAACGCCTGCACGACGACGAACAGGTCGGAGTCGATGTCCGCCGGCGTGTTCGCGATCTCGCCGTGCACCGCCGACACGGGCGCCGTCGGCTGTTCGAGCAGGTCGGCGAGCTTCGTCGTCACGACCCGGGCCAGTGTCGAGGGGTGAAGCCGTCCTTCGTGTGCATCCGCGCCTGGAACGCGGGGCCGCCGGTGCCGGTGTCCGAGCCCCAGTCGCCGGTGCCGAAGTGCTGATCGCCGGCCGACGTCTTGAACTCCATCCAGACGTGGATCGCGTTCGCCCAGACGGTCAGGTACTGGCCCTCGCCGGCTGCGCCCCAGCGGGCGGCGATCGTGCCCGACACGTCGGCGGGCCCGCCGAGCGTGTAGCCCATGCCGGCGGTGGCGAGCACGGCGCACGTCGAGCCGGAGCAGTCGAAGCCGATGCCGGGGTCGCGGCCGGTGCCGCGGTCGGGTGTGCCGCAGTGCGCGTGGCCGCCGCCCCATACGTACGGGTAGCGCTTCGCGTCGATCGCCTTCGCGGCCTGGTAGGCCCGGTCGACGTCCGGGGTGGCGGTGCCGAGCCCGGCGGCGCCGCCGAACCCGAGCTGGCTGCTGCCGGTCGACGTCGTCGTCGTGCTGGCGGCGGGCTCCGGCAGCGGCTCCGTCACGCGCTTGAGCGTGATCGTGCCCTGCGCGTCGAACACGCCTCGCGCGACGGTATGGACGAGCCAGCGGCCGTTCGCGGGGCCGACGTCGTCGAGCACGACGACCGACCCGGGCGGGAACCCGAGCCGCACGATCCGGGCGGTGACGGTCGCCTCGCTCGTCGCCTTGCCGTTGTCGACGTCGAAGTCGATCGTGTCGACGCCAAGCGTCAGCTCGCTCAGGGTCGCCCTGGGCTTCGCGGTCGCGAGCGTGGTCTCGGACACGAAGTAGCAGGCGCCCTCGACGATGAAGCAGCGCCACCCGACCTCGGACGCGAGCCGCTGCAGGCACGTCCACGAGTCCTCGGCGGCGCCGGCGGTGCCGCCGCGCTGGAACTGGTACGGGACGGTCGTCGTCGTGCTGAAGCTGCCGCCGCCGCCGCCGGCGACGCCGCCGTAGGCGTCGAGCCACTTCTGCGCCTCCGTCTGCCACTGGTCGTAGGCGTGCGGGTACGCCGAGCCCTGCGTGTACTGCGCCACCTGGCCGGTCGACCAGCTCGGGTTCTTCGCCGCGAGCGTGATCGCGCTCCCCTTGCCCCAGAAGCCGCGGGTCAGGAAGGCGTTGCAGCACGCCTCGACGTCGCGCGGGTCGATCCCCATCGATTGGCCGGTCGACGCGAGCACCTGGAGGATCCCGGTCGAGCTTGCGTCGCCGTAGCTGAGGTTGCGGATCGACGATTCCTGGGTGCACGCCTGGATCAGCGCCAGCGTCGCGCGGGGCCCGGCGTTCACCGACGCGGCGACGTCGAGCGCCCGCTCCGCGTTCTTGCGCTGCTCCGACGTCGCGGGAACGTGCTTCACGGTGACCTTCGCGTCGGCGGCGATCCCCTGGCCGCCGGCGGGCGCAGCCTTCGCGGCCGCGGTGACCTTCTGCGACGACGTGCCGATCGGCTGCTTCACGGTCAGGTCGGGGCAGACGAACTTGATCCCGCCGCCGGCCTTCACCTCCCTGACGAGCGACAGCGCGAACTGGGCGCGGGTCATCTTCGAGCGGGCCGCCTTCCGCGGCTTCGTGTTCTGCCGCAGGTAGGCGACCGCGCGATCCTCGAAGGTGAGCGTGAGCGTGTCGCCCTGCTTCGCAACCTGGACGAGCCGCCACCATTCGCCGAGGAGCTGCAGGTCGATCTGCTTGTCGAACACGCCGGCGGCGAGCAGCGCCCGGTCGGTGTCGTCGACGGTGAGCGTCAGCGTGGAGGCGCCGTCCATCGTCCGTTCGAGTCGGCCGTCGGTGAGGCGCTGGTCGACGCGGAGGCGGCCGAGCTTGTTGCCGGCGACCTGGAGCATGACGGCGCCGACGTCGACGTCGCTGGTTGTCGCGAGCGCGCTCACGGGAGCCGGAGCACCTGCCCGGGCTGGATCGCCCGCGGGTCTCTGAGGTTATTGAGCTGCGCGATCTCGATCCAGCGGTCGGCGTCGCCCAGCTCGCGCGCCGCGATCGAGAGCAGGTCTTCGCCGGCGCCGAACGTGTCGGCGGCGGCGCGGGAGTGGCCGCCGGACTTCGGCCGGCCGTGGCCGGCGACGACGCGCTTCGCCGCGGCGCCCGGCTTCGTCTTCGCCCGGGCCTGCTGCCGGCGGAGCTGCGTCGAGGTCGCCTTCTCGGTCACGCGGACGTCGGCGATCCATTCGAGCATCGACAGCGTGACCTGCTGCCGTGTCCGGTCGCCGGCGCGGTTCATCAGCGCGTCGCCCCAGGCGACCGTGTCGACGACCCAGACGCGGTTCTGATGCGGCACCGCGCCGCCGCGGGCGGCGAACCGGACGCGGGGCGGCGACCCGTCCGCGGCTGTCGGCAGCGCGAGCGACTCGATCTGCGTGATCTGCCGCTCGATCGAGGTGCCGGCCGCGAAGCGGTCGAGTAGGAGCGGGAGATCCATGCGGAGCCCCGGGGAGCCCGTCCAGACGGACAGCGGCCGCCGCCGCGGCCGTGCGATCTCCTGCCAGCCGCCGTAGCCGGCGGTGACGTTCGGGCGGGCGTCGGAGAGGCGGGCGGTGATCGCGACGGGCGGGTCGGCGGACGTGATCCGCACGAACCCGGCTGGCGGCGGCGCCGGCACGTCAGCGCCTCGCGAGCTGGTTGGAGCCGACGCGGGCGACCGACCGTGCGATCTCGCGGCCGTCGAGCATGACCGGCACGACGACCTCGATCGAGCGGGGCCCGCTGCCGGCGAGCGTGTCGGGCAGCGCGAGCGGTGTCACGGTCAGGCCGGTGCCGGCGGTGATCAGCTCGGGGCCGCGCTCGCCGACGAGCGCGGTGCGGCCGGCGAACAGCGAGCCGCCGTGCTGCAGGCCCGGGACGTGGAGCCGGTGCGCGATCGAGAGGCCTTGCTTCACGCCGGGAATCTTCTTCAGCAGGCCGCCGACCTTGCCGGGCAGCGACTGGACGTACTGGACGAGGTCTTGGATCGCCTGCTTCACGTCGGCGACGACGCCGAGCACGAACTTCTTGATCGCGCCGAAGTGCTGGATGATCTCACCGACGGCGAGGCCGAACGGGCCGACCAGGATGCCGAGCAGCAGCGGCCAGTACGCCTTCACCCAGCCCCAGACGACCTTCAGCGCGTCGAGCACCTTCGACCACGCGAGCTTGATCGCGGCCCACGCTTCGCCGGCCATCCGCTTCACCGCGCCCCAGTTCTTGTAGAGGAGAACGCCGACCGCGATCAGCGCGGCGATCCCGAGCGCGATCGCGGCGACGGTCGCGATCGTGGGGAGCATCGCCGCGTCGAGCCCGAGCTGCGCGATCGTCGACGCGATGACCGCGGCCTTGTAGGCGATGAACGCGAGCGCGAGCGCGCCGATCGCGATCTTGAACAGCGTCGCGTTCTTCGTCAGCGGCTGGATCACCTTCAGCATCGCGACGAGCAGCTTCACGGCCTGGAGGATGACCGGGAGTAGCTGCTGGCCGAGCTGCACCTTGACGCCGGCGAGCGCGGAGTCGAGCGCCCGCTGCTGCGCGATCAGCTTCTTCGCCGTGTTGAGGCCCTTGCCGGAGATGTAGTTGCCGTTCGCCTTCTGCTCGGCGAGGAGCTTGCGGACGCCCGCGGCGCCCTTCATCAGGATCGGGAGGAGCGCCTGCCCGGAGCGGCCGAACAGCGTCTGCATCAGCGCGGCTCGCTGCGCCGGGTTGTGGAGCGCCTTGAGCCCGTCGGCGACCTTGTAGAGCGTGGCGGCGGTGTTGCCCTTCGCGACGTCGGCCTGCGACACGCCGAGCTGCTGCAGCACCAGCCGGGCCTTCTGGCCGGCGCCCTGCGCGCGGGCGATCGCCTTCGAGAGCCGGTCGATCTCGGCCGGCGCCTTCTTGCCGCCGGCGGCCGAGACCTGGTCGATCTGCTTCCGCAGCCCGGCGACGGTCGCCGACTCCTTCGCGGTGCCGGTGCGCGACGCCTCCATCGTCTTCGAGAGCTTCACCAGCGACGTCTGGAACTGCTTCGTCGACACGCCGCGCTCCTTCATCAGCGCCGCCCACTCCGACGAGGTCTGGGTGTCCATGCCGGTCGTGCGCGACACCGCGAGCGTCGACTTCGCGAGGTCTTCGGTCGCCGACACGGCGCCCTTGACGTAGCGGGTGGCGCCGTAGATCACCGCGGCGCCGCCCGCCCACTTCAGGAGCCCCTTGGCGCCGAGGCTGGACTTCTTGCCGGCCTGCTCCGCCTTGTCGCCCACCTCGGCGGTCGCGCCGGCGGCCTCGTGCGCCCCCGACACGAACTGCGACACGTTACGGAGCGCCAGGATGATCTCGACGATGTCAGCCACCGAGCCTCGCCTTCACCATCGCGTTCGCGATCAGCGTCGCCTGGTTCCGCTGCAGCTCGCCGAGCAGCTTCCACGCCCGATCCGTCGCGGCCGCGAGCGCGAGCTGCTCGGAGTGGTCGCCGTCGAGGAGGCGGCCGACGGGCAGCCCGACGAGCCCGGCGCGGGCGACCAGGTCGACGAGGCCGGTCAGCGTTCCCCCACGAACTGCTCATCGGCCTCCTCGTTCTCGTTGACCGCCCAGTCGTGCCACTCGCCGCCGGCCTGGTTCAGCGCCGCCTCCGGGTCGTTGGCGAGGCTGAACAGCCGCCGCATCGCGTCGCGGGCCGTCGTCGCCTCGCCGAGGCCGACGATCGCGACGAGATCCTTCAGGCCGGCCGGGTCGCCGTCGGCGTCGGGCAGCACCTCCAGCTCGTCGCCGACGCGGGCGCGGCCGAGCCCGCACCGGAACGCGGCGATCAGCAGGTCGACGTTCGCGGCGGCGAGCGCCCGGCCCTTGCCGCGCGACTTCACGATCCGCTCGGCGAGCGCCGCCTGCTGGTCGGGCGACGTCGCGCCGAACCGGAGCACGAGCAGCCCTTCCCAGCCGGGCACGTCGACGTCGGTCGTCTTGCCGCCGACCATTGATGCGCGGTGCGCGCGGAGCGCGTCGAGCACGGTGCTGCCGGCGACGGCCGGCTCCGGCTGGAGGTCGTCGAGCGCCTCGTCGAGGTCGTCCGCGAACCCGAGGGCGGCCCCGTCGCCGGCGGCCAGCTCGTCGCGGGCGCCCATCAGGTCACGACGCCTTCGGGCGTGATCTCGATCTCGATGACGGCGGCGTCGCCGGTCGCGTTCGAGTCGACCTCGGGCGGCGTCACCCGCTTGAGCGTGCCCTTCGTGACGAGCGGCTTCCCGTAGGCGTTCCCGTCCGGGTCGAGGATCGCCTTGTTGACGACGGCCTTGCCCTTGCCGACGCGGCCGAGCAGCCAGTGCACGAGCGGGTGGTCGCGTTCGAGCGTGTAGAGCCGCGACACGATGAGCTGCCCGACGGTGACGACGCCGCCGAGCGAGATCTGCGGGCCCATCCCGCCGGGCCGGTACTTCAGCTCGTCGGAGTCGGTCTCGCCTCCGGTCATGACGTCCCAGACGCCGAGCTTGCGCCCGTCGACGACGACGGTCACGCGGTGCTGGTCTTTACGCATGGTCGTTCACCTCCTCGGGTGGTCACGCCGCCACGGCGGGCAGCGCCTGGTTCGATGCGACCTTCACGATCTCGATCACGACCCACTCGGCATCCGGCGACATGCGCACCGAGATCACGGCGTGCAGCTCGCCGTTCGCGATCGTGTCGGGCGTGTTGACCGACGAGCCGACGTCGACGTCGTATGCCTCCTCGGGCGTCGTGCCGTACAGCGAGTCGTCGGTGTAGTAGCCGAGCAGCATCGCCGACAGGTCGCCGCCGAACTCGCTCAGGGTGTGCCCGCGCCCGTCGAGCTGCGAGAACACGTAGTGCTCGCCGATCGCCTCGGCCTCGGCGGTGATGCCCATGTTCAGCCGGGCCCACCCGAACTGCAGCCACTGCGGCTGCGACGCCGGGTCGACGACCGTCCGGTAGCCGTAGGTGCGGACGCCGCCGTAGATCAACCTGGCCATCGACGCGCCGGCGTCGTTGAGCTGCTGGTATTCGAGGTCGGTGTAGTGGCCGGTCACGTCGAGCGCGAACACCGACTGGCCGAGGTCGCCGGCGGCCGGCTGGTTCGGCGAGTAAGAGACGTCGTTGCGGGCGATGATCCCGGCCTCGACGGCCGAGTACGGGACGATGCGGGTCGTGCCGGCGACGACGCCCGGGACGGTCGCCGACGGCGCGAACAGCGCCCCGTAGCGGGCGTTCGCGTCGGTGTTGAGCGCGGTCGCTGCCGCCTCGATCTCGGCGGCGGTGCCGTCGGCGCACGACAGCAGCGCGACGCGGTTATTCGCGAGCGCGTGCGCGAGCAGCGCCGACTGGTTCGCCGGGTCGGCCGCGAGCGTCGCGTCGGCGATGAAGACCTGGCCGGGCCCGAGATCCTTCGTCAGCGCGTCGAGCGCCGCCGTGATCGTCGGGTCGAGCGCCGCCGGCGTCGCCGACGTCAGCGCCTCGATCACGTCGCCCTTCGTCGCGAACTGCGACGGCTCGATCCCGAGGTCGGTCGCGAGCGCGTCCAGCTCGGCCCGCGACATCTTCTGCAGGTCGTCCTCGGACGGCACCTCGAACGCGGCGGCCGCGACGACCGTTCCGGGGTTCGTGCGCGACACGTAGAGCTGGTTGCCGCCCTCGCGGAAGTAGACGTCGGCGGCGTCGTAGGTGGCCTGCCCGGTGCCGGTGCCGCGGTCGCCGAACGTCGCGACGTACTCGGTCAGCGACCGGACGAGCCCGACGTCGGGCGGCGCCGGCGTGATCCCGGTCGCCGTGTCACCGACAACGAACGCGACGCCGGTATCGGTCGGCGCCGACCTCGGCGGCGGCAGCGCCCTGGAGATGACATCGACTCCTGGTCTCACGGCTCCTCCTCGGGTAGCGGTTGGTCGACGGTGACGTTGTCGACGTCGATCTCGACGGTCTGCACCTCGGGCCACGGCGGCCAGTCGGCGCACGGGTCGCCCGGGTCGGGCGCGGTCGGGCCGGCGCCGTCGTAGCTGACCTCCTCGACCTCGACCGCGAACAGCTCCTTCACGGTGTAGAGCGAGCGGCTGTCGTCGTAGCCGAGATCGTCGTAGCTCTCGCCGAGCCAGACGACGCCGTTCGCGTGCCCTTCGAGCGACGGCTTCTGCTTGAGCAGCGCCCGGATCGCGGCGCCGTAGAGGGTGGCGAGGTTGTGCGCTTCGGCCTGCGTGCGGGCAGAGCAGACGACGCCCGGCTCAAGCGCCCAGCGGGCCCGGTAGGAGCCGTCGCCGTAGCGGCGCGGCTGGTCGAGCGTGCCGCGCGAGCTGACGAGCACCGCGGGCACCTGGTCTTCGGGCCACTTGTCGAACGACGGGCCCAGCTCGTAGCTCAGCGGCCGCGGCAGCGTGCACGCCGCGAGGCCGTGGTTCCGCTCAAGCTCGGAGAGGTAGGTCGAGAACCACTTCTGCAGCAGCGCGAGCAGCCAGCCCTCGACGTCGCCGCCAGTAACGATCGGCCCGAAGATCGACTGTTCCGCGACGCTCACGCCTGGGCCCTCGAGATGTAGCCGCTGATGAGGTCGGTGACCTGCTTGCGGTCGGACGCGGTGAGCTCGATCAGGTCGCGCGTCTTCGTCTGCACGTAGGCGTAGGGGAGCGTCGTGCCGAACCGGAACTCCGTCGGGTCGCGCTCGTCGATCTGGCCGGCAACTCGTGGCGAGGTCAGGCTGCGGTAGAGCGCGCCCGTCTCGCGCAGCGGCCGTGGGTCGAGGCCTTCGCGCGCCTTCTTCTCCTTCGTCGCCGGCGCCAGCGGCGGCCAGGAGCCGGCGCCGCCCGAGCCGAACCGCTGCTCGTTCGAGCGGCGGTAGACCGCCCTCACCTTCTCGGAGACGCGGCGTATGTCGCTGCCGCGGTCGCCGAGCCGCTTGAGGTCGACGGCCGCCGCCGTGGCGCCGCGAACCTCGATCGTCGGCTCGGGCGCAGCCCTCACGGGACGGGCTCCTCCGGCCACGCGAGCTCCGGGTCTGTCCGCCAGATCCACGAGTAGGGGATGCTCGTCCAGGAGCCGACGGGGATCATCGCCATGTCGTAGTCCGGGACGGCGCCGGCGCCGCCGCCGCCGGCGACGGCCTCCGTGAACGCGGCGAGGTCGTCGAGGTACTCCTCGCGGAGCTGCATGTACGCCGACCGGTCGCTCCGCACTTGCTCGGGGAAGTAGGACTTCTCGACCCTGAGCGCGGCCCGGTAGGCGACGAGGCTCGCGAACGCCGTCTGCGCCTCCACCGGCAGGTTGTCGAGCGGCCCGAAGCGGATGCCGACGAGCGCCATCGCGGCGTCGATGTGCGCGTCGACCTGGTCGCCGGTCGGGCGCGTCTCGTCGTCGAACGTGCCGACCTCGGCGCCGGTGGAGTCCTTCGTCCGGGCTCGCAGGAGCAGCGCGACGTCGTCGATGGTCGGCCTGCCGACCACAGGCGGTGCGGTCACGGCTGCTCCTCTCCGAAGTGGGTGACGGTCGGCCAGCCGGGGACGCCCGCCATCCGGTCAGTCCACGGCCAGGTGCCGGGCGCGTCGTACTCGTAGAGCAGGTCGTAGTTCCGCTGCCACCAGTCGGCCGGCCAGGACGGCATCGGGAACCGCTGCCAGCCGAGGAGGAGCTGGGCTCGCAGCCCGACGCCCGCCCACCGCGGAGCGCTGACGATCGGAGGCGTCGGGCTGCTGAGCGGCATCAGGCGAGCGAGCTCGAGCCCGCCGATTTCTTAGTCGTCTTCGTGCCGCCGCTGCCGGGCTTGCCGAGCGTTTGCTCGACGGCCGGGCCGGGCGGCGGGTGCTCCGCCGAGCGGTCGGTCGACGACGGCGCGTAGGTCGAGTCGGCCGCGTCCGACGAGAGCGTCGGGTCGGGGTCGGGCAGCTCTGTTTCGCTCAACGTGGGCCTCCTAGGTCGCGTTCTTGATCGCCACGACCGAGCGGTTCAGGTCGTGAACCATGAACGCGATCCGCGTCTCGTACCGGATCGCGGTCAGGTTCTCGACGAACAGCTTGCGGTCGGTGACGCCGTCGTTGACGGTCGCCTCACTCGACGTCGTGAGCGTGACGTCCTTGCGGATGCGGACGTGCAGGTTCGGCCGGTAGGCGACGATTCCGAGCACGTCGGTCGCGGCGGGCGCCGCGGTCGGGACAGTCAGGTTCGTCGACGTGTACCCGGGCAGCCCGTAGAGCGGGTCGCGGCCTCCGCCCCAGGCGGCGCCAGGCCCGTAGACCGGCACCGTGGTGTCGAACGACGAGCGCGCGTCACGGATGAGCTGCGCGAAGCCGAAGCCGAGCAGCACGCCCATGTTGGCCGGGTCGCCGTAGCCGTTCCCCTCGAGGATGCCCATCGCCTTCGACACCGCGAGCGCGAGCCCGTCAGCCTTCGTCTGGTCGTACTCGACGGTGGCCGTCGTCGCCGCGAGCGTCGAGTCGAACACAGAGGTGATCGTCGTGCCCTTCGCGAGCCCGACCGCGTTCGCGTCGATGACGTCGTTGATCGCCGTGCGGACGCCGGAGTCGACGAGCACGTTGAGGTCGCCCGACTGGACGTCCTCGAGCATCTCGTCGGTGAACAGGACGATGCTCGCGAACTTCTTGACGTTGATGTAGGTGATCCCGAACGAGGCGCCGGTCACGGGCTTCGCGGCGCCCTCGCCGACCGCGCCTGCGGTCGGCTGGCCGAGCCAGATCGGGAACTGCGTTTTGACCGCGTTCGTTGCGCGGCTGTCGCCGGCGAGCGCGATCGCGCCGGACTCGATGAGGATCGCCTGAGTGAGGATTTCGCCCTGCTCGGGCGGGAGTAGATACCCACCTGCAATCGGGGGGTTTTCTGCAATCGGGATCTGGTTCGCCATCTCGGTTCGTCACCTTTCGCTGAGTGGGTCAGGGGCGGCGACCCAGCGAGCGGAGGAGGAGTTCGTTGTGCGCCTCCTCCGGTGTCTTCGTCTCGGGCACGGGCTGCCGCGCGCCACCGTCGAACCCGACGGTGGGAGGTCGGCCCTTGTCAGCGAGCAGCTTCGCGAGCTCCTCCGCTTGCGCTTCCATCTCCTCGCGCGTCGTCGCGGTCAACAGCCGCTTCGCGGTGTCCGCGGGGATCTGGTGCTCGGCCGCGACCTCGTATCGGGTCGCGCGGAGGTCGGCCTCGTCGGCTCGCCGGGCTTCCGCCTCGGCCTTCGCGACGAGCCGCTCGAGCTCGCTCTTGTCCCGGTCTTCGAACGCCGCCACGCGCTCCTTGAGCTCGGCGGTTTCGGTGCGGGACGCTGCCGCCTCGCGGCGGAGCTGCTTGACGTAGGCCTCGGAGTAGTTGCGGCCGCCGCCCTGCTCCTCCTGAGCGTCGGGCGTGCCGCTCTCTCCTGCGGGCTCCTGGCCCTCCACGGCCGCGGGCTCCTGGCCCTCGGCGGCTGCGGTTTCGGGTGATGGTTCGACCATCTAGCCCCTCCTAACTCGGTCGTGGCGGTGGTGGGGGTGGCGCCGCCGGCCTCGGCGGCCCTGGCGCCGCCGGCGGCGGCGCGGGCGCGGGGATCGGCTCGCCCGGAGGAGCGGCCGCCTCGGACGCCGGCGTCGAGGTGAGCACCTCGCGGGCGGCGGCCGCCTCGGCCTGCGCGGCAGCTTCGAGTCGCCGCTCCTCGGCCGCCTCCTCGACCTTGACCATCTCGGCGATCTGCTCGGGCGTGTAGCCGAGCTCGAGCCAGATGACCGGCAGCGGAATCCCGAGCGTCTTCTTCTTGACCGCGGCGTCGACGAGCTGTCCCTGCGCGACCCGCTCGGGGTTCGCCCATATCGCCTCGCAGTCGGCGCCATCGTTGCCGGCCGCCTGGAGCGCGAGCTCCATCGCCTCCTCCCACGAGTCGCTGAAGAACTGGATCTTCTGCCGGCACTTCGAGACGAGGCCGGCCTCGGCGACGGAGAGCGCGTCGCCGCTCATGTTCACGAGCTTGGCGAGGAGGTAGTGCGGCGGCGTCCTCGTCTGCGCAGCCAGGTGCGTGACGAAGTTCTCGATCGCTACGACGAAGTTGTTGAGGTCGGCGGCAGGCAGCGACGTCACGCGAGCGTCGGGCGGCTTGAACGTGATGAGCCGCGACATAGCGGCCTTCATCTCCGTCTCATCGATCAGCGGCCGGCCGGTCTCCGGGTCTTTCGGGACGCTGACGCCGGTGACGACGCGCTGCGGGAACGCGCCGTACTCAGACGTGACGATCATGTCGGTCGAGAGCTTGTTGATCGCGTTCTGTTCCGGGATCGCCGGCTCGAGGTCAGAGTGCGTGTCGCCGAGGAGCCCCGGCTTGTTCTCGAGCGGGATGACGGGCACAACGCCGAGCGAGTTGAAGCCCTCGACGAGCGGCACCCAGGTCACGCCGGCGGCGCGCGTCGCCGACGACGCGATCGGCTCCTTCGACTCCCACTTGAGCACCAGGTCGGGCAGGTAGAGCGTCGCGTAGGCGTAGCCATCGTCGCCGGCCCAGCGCTTGAGCGCCGCGAGCCGCGCCTGCCGGTCGCCCGGATCGGACGCGACGATGACCTGCGAGGCATGCTCGACCGTGATGCGCGGCTCGCCGCCGTTCGGGTCGACGAGCAGAAACGCGCGGCCGCACTTCCCGGCCTCCGTGTGCGCGATGACGCTCTGGCTGTCGAGCCGGTTGTCCTGCCAGATAGCCCAGGCGGCGTCGCTAACGCCAGAGTTGTCGCGGAAGCCAGTGATCCGTAGCCGCTCGACGGCGCAGTCGACGACGATCTGGCACCAGTTGTCGGCGAACGCGCCGAACATCGACCCGAACGCCTCCCGGAACTTGGAGGTCGCGAACTGCAGCGGGTGCCGGCCGGCGTAGTAATTCTCGTAGAACGCCGTCTCGGCCGCGCGCATGTTCAGGAGCGCGCCGAGCCAGTCCCGCCAGTCCTCCGGGGTGCGGTCTGCCGAGCGCGGCAGCGCCGGCGGCGCCTGCGGCATCAGCGCGCTCAGTAGAACCCCCACTCCTCGCGGTCGGCGTCGTCCTCGGCCTGCAGCGGCGTGTCGCAGTTCGCCTCCCACGCGAGCATCGCAGCGAACGCGCCGGCGATCGACGAGTCGCCGCGGCTCGGCGCGACGAGGTAGAGCAGGTTCCGGGCGCGTGCGAGCTGCGCGGCCGCGATGTGCCGGGCGAGCGCCGGGCTGCCGTCGTGGTGGATGCGGCCGGCGAGCGCGTCGGCTCGGAACCGCTGCGTCGCCGTGCTCGTCGCCGGCGCCGGCCTCGCAAGGTCGACGTCGACGACGGCGCGCTTGCCGAGCTCGAGCCGCCAGCCGTCGACGAGCGTGCGCCAGTCGAACGTCGTCGAGACGTAGACGGTCGCGACCTGGAACCGCTCCCACGCCTCGGCGAACTCCGCGTCGACGTCGGCCGGCTCGACGAACGTCGAGACGCCGGGCTCCCACAGGCCGAGCGTGAACAGGACGCCGTCGCTGCGGCGGCAGCCGACCAGGGCGCAGCCGTCGCCGCTGCCGCGGAACCCGAGCGTCAGCTCGTCCCGCTCGGCGAGCTCCGCGTCCTCCTGCGCGAGCGCCCGCCACGTCTCAAGCTCAAGGAACCCGGCCTCGGACGTCGTCCAGACGCAGCCGTGGAGCTGAAGGAACCGGCCGGGCGTCAGGCTCGGGCTCGCGGCCGTCTCGGCAAGCCGCTCCCGCGTGACCCACGACGCCGGATTCGCGGCCTTGATCGCGTCTAGGTCGCCCGGATCGTTCGTGCGCGCGTCGTAGTTGTAGACGAGCGTCCGGCCCGGGTGGTTCCGGCTGATCGTGAGAGCGCGATGAACGCGCTCGAGCTCGCCCTCGAGCTCGTTCCGGTCGATGAGCTGGCCCAGGATGCCGTCGATCCGCTCGGCCGGCTCGCCGGCGGTCGAGATCGCGAAGACGTGCGCCTGCGGCCGGATCATCTGGCCGGCCGTCGCGATGTTCCCCCACGTCCGCCGGCGCCTCGGCGTGTGCCAGTCGGCGAGCTCGTCGGCGACGACGAGCGACGGCCCGTAGCCTGAGGCGGCGCCCGAGTCGGCGCTGACGCGGTAGAGGACGCCGAAGCCGTCGGCGCGGGCGATGGCGCCCTCGTGCTCGCGCAGCACGACGCGAGCGGAGAGCCACGGGTCGGAGCGGACGAACCGGACGGCGGTGTCGTAGAGCCGGCCCGCCTGCTTGTCGGTCGCGGCCGCGAGGAGAATCTCCGGGGCGCCGACGGCCTCGAGCAGGTGGTAGAGCCCGAACGCGGCGAGCAGGCTCGTCTTCCCGTTCTTCTTCGGGATCACGAGCACGACCGTCCGCCAGTACGACTCCTCCGTGGCCGTCTCGGCGAGCGCCTCGCCCATCATCGAGAGCTGCCACTCCTCGAGCTCGAGCGGCTGGCCGGCGAACTGGCCG